GTTGCTCAGCCAATATACATTCAAGATGCTTTGAATGTTTTACTCAACGGTTGGTATTACATAGAATCATTTTCAAGTGGCGTAAGCTTTACGTACCGCGCCGCAGGGCAAGTGGCAACTGGCACAAACTATTTCAACCCAGCAAACACCTATGCGTATGCAGGTCAGTTTTACAGCAACGGTGGTTTTAAATTAGCCGCATCGGCTTTTACTTTTTCAGGCACAACCATTACCGTTACAACCGTTGACCCACATGGCATGAGCGCGAATAGCCAAATTTATGTTACTGGCTTAACTGGCGGCACGCCTGCTCCAAATGGCGCGTTTGTCCTCACCACTGCGCCGACAAACAACACGTTTTCATACACGGCAATCACAGCGCCAACGGTGGCAATTGTCAATACCGTTGGAAACACAAACATATTTGCTCGTCCCGCTGGCAATGTGATACCACGCCCATTTGATGGTGGTGTTTCATTTACCGCTGGTGCAAACGTGCCAAACGCGCAAATCATTCGTCAAACACGCCGATACTTCCGCTACCAGTCAGGCAAGGCAATCCAGTTTTCAACTGGATCATCCATGGCCCCAGTGGTGCAAGTTAGCACCATGACGTCAAGCGGAACCCTCATTACAACCGCAACTGTACAGGCTCACAATCTTGCTGTTGGCACAATTATTAAAGTGGCCAATGCGGTTCAGGCTGAATACAACGGCACTTTTACAATTCTCACAACGCCCACAATAAACACGATGACATATCGTGCTACTACAACCCCATCAGCGGCAACAGCAACCACCCTGACAGAATTTCGATTAAATCCTTTTCAATGGTATGGAAGCGTAAACCGCGTTGGCATTTTTGATTTGCAAAATGGTTTGTTCTTTGAATATGATGGAAGAACGCTATTTTGTGTGCGTAGGTCAAGCACAACCCAGTTGCAGGGCACTGTTCAAGTAACCCAAGGCAGTGGCTTAGTCACGGGACTGGGAACCGCATTTGCAACTCAACTCAACACGCGAGACTATATTGTCATTCGCGGTCAATCGTACCGTGTTTTAAATATTGCAAGCGATACACAGTTGTATATCTCACCTGAATACCGTGGAGCAACCTACGTAGGATCTACTGTTGGTGGCTTTGTTGTTTCAAGAACAATTGATACAAGGGTTCCTCAGTCAGGGTGGTGGGATCCATGCAATGGAACTGGTCAATCAGGCTACAACCTTGACATAACCCGCATGCAGATGTGGTACCTTGATTTTTCTTGGTACGGTGCTGGCGTTGCTAGGTTTGGCTTTAGAGCCACTGGTGGCGCAATTACTTACGTCTATGGTTACGTTCACAACAACACAGAGTATCAAGCCTACATGCGGTCAGGAAACTTGCCTGCCCACTATGAGGTTGATGGCTTGTTGCCTGACACGCAAATCACCGCAACCTATGACAACACTCAAATTGTTGGGTCAAGCTTGTCTGTTTTAAGCACTGCGGGCTTCCCCCCAAGCGGAAGCATTCGCGTTCAACAAGCTGGTAACGGCGGCTCAGCGGAAGTTATGACATATTCGCTTTTAACGCCTACAACATTTGTGATCAGCGGAAGAGCGCAAACAGGCGCTTCACTGACCAACCAAAGCTTTACCTTTAGCTCAACGGCAATTTGTTCAGTTGAATACGTCTCCCCTGATACCGCTGTTGCGTTGAGCCATTGGGGCTCTTCGGTGATCATGGATGGAAGATTCGATGATGATAAATCACTGATTTTTAACTTTGGTTCTTTTGCAACCATTTCCATCCCCGGTGGCGCAACCGTGCCTATTCTTGCTTTACGCATAGCCCCATCGGTTGACAGCGGTCAAACTGGAACATTTGGCAACAAGGAAATTGTGAACCACATGCAATTACAGCCCGTTTCTCTTGGTTTAATTACCAGCGGGCCGTTTTTGATTCAATTGACATTGAACGCCTTTACAACTAACTTTTCAGGCTCATTTGTTTCTCCCACAATTGGTTCGCAAGTCTCATCTTCGCTGGCTCAAGTTGCTTTGAACACACTCAACACCGCAACGATTACGGGTGGAGAATCAGCCGCCGCCGCGTACACCAACACCAACGGTGAAACATCGCTTGATTTGTCACAGGTGCGCGATTTAGGTAACTCAATATTGGGCGGTGGTTTGGTGAACACTGTTCCAAACTCGCGTGCAAACGTGTTTCCTGACGGCCCTGATATTTTGTACATTGCGGCTACAAATACCACTGCTGGCTCGTTGAACTTGCTGGCGCGTTTGTCTTGGAAAGAGTCACAAGCTTAAGGAAAAATCATGGCCAAAAGGGGACTTTATGCAAACATTAATGCAAAACGCGAAAGAATTGCTGATGGATCAGGCGAGAAAATGCGCAAAGTTGGTAGCAAAGGTGCTCCAACTCGCAAAGACTTTGTTGAGTCAGCTAAGACAGCCAAAATGAAAGAAGGCGGCCCAAGCCTTGCTGTTGGTCGAGGTGAGAAACTTTCAACCAAGCAAGGTGCGGGGCTTACCCAAAAAGGGCGCGACAAATACAATCGTGAAACTGGATCCAATCTGAAGGCCCCACAACCCAAGGGTGGCTCAAGAAAAGATTCTTTTTGCGCACGCATGAGTGGTGTTGTTGAGCACGCAAAAGGCGACGCGCCACGCGCTAAAGCATCGTTAAAGCGCTGGAACTGTCCTAACTGGTAAAGGAAAAATCATGAGTACACCAAAACCAAATGCCACGCCCGAAGATATGGCCGAACTTTACAAACTTAATGAAAAGTTGTATGGAAGCAAGACAAAGCCATTGCCACAAACGCCAATAAAGCCATCGCCGCCTCGTACAACGCTACCTAAGACAATAAAGCCATCGCCACCTTATCCATCGCCACCTTCTCCATCGCCGCCTAGGCCATCGCCGCCTAGGCCACCTCGGTCAACGCCAATCCCACCGAAATTAAATCCACCACCACCAAGGCAACGGGGCGGTGAGCCATTAAGACCACCTCAGGTTGGAATGAAAAAAGGCGGGAGCATTAACTTGGCTAATTGCAAAATAACCACTGCAAAGAAAAATTCCAACTCACGGTTTTAAAACATGGCTTACTCAGGAACTGTTGGAACCACCGTAATCGACGTACAGACCCTGATTGACCATGGGGCGCGTCGGTGCGGCAAATTGGCTGAGGAACTGACCTCTGAGCAGGTTCAGTCTGCCCGCGAGTCCCTGTACTTTTTCCTGAGCCACCTGATAAACCGAGGCATCCAGTATTGGTGCATCAGCAAGGTGGTTATTGGGCTCAAGGCAAACGAGTACATCTACAGCCTGCCGCTTGGCGCTGTGGACGCCCTGAACGTGCTGTACAGGACTATGACTAGGCCAACTGGCACCTATAGCTCCTCGGCTGGCGGCATTGCCGCAAACGCCTTTGATGAGGACATAGAGACTTTCTGTTTGCAAACATCAGCGGCGGGCAACATTGCAATTGATTACGGTCTCAGCGACCCCTACTACATTGGCTCAATTGGCTTCATGCCATACGTGGCGGGCGGGGGATCACAGACGATAAATTACGTTTTTGAAAGCTCATTGGATGGAATAACGTGGACTACGCTGTACACGGGAACCTCGGTTGTGGTGACAGATAAGCAGTGGGTGTGGCAGGACATTGACCCGGGAGCCTCTGTCTCCTACTACCGCATGCGTGCCACTGGAGCCACCATTTTGGCCTTGCGAGAGCTTTACTTTGGCACAAGCTCCCTCGAAGTTCAAATGTCTCGCCTCAACCGCGACGACTACACCAACCTGCCAAACAAGAATTTCACCGCCAATCAGCCCTTTCAGTTTTGGTTTGATCGCACCATTCCGCTCCCNCAAATGCACGTATGGCCTGTTCCAAGTACCAACTTTGTGCAGGCAACGGTATGGTATTCGCGTCAAATCATGGACGTTGGCCAGCTTTATGGCGAGGTGGAAATACCCCAACGGTGGTATGAGGCAGTCCTGATGAATTTGTCGCACCGCATGTCCATGGAAATGCCAAACGTCGACATGGCGCGTACCCAGTACCTCGAGACCCAAGCCGCTCGATATCAGCTTGAAGCGGAGCAAGAAGAGAGGGATAATTCACCCATATATTGGGCTCCCAACATTTCGGTCTACACAAGGTAACGCATGCCAGTCTTCCTAAACACCGAAGGGCTTACAACGCTTGCAATCGCTGTTTGCGATAGATGCAAGATGAAGCGTGCTTTGGTGCAGTTGCAGAGCGACCCAAACTTCCCCGGGCTCCGCGTCTGCGACCAAGGTTGTCAAGACGAGCTAGACCCCTACCGCCAAGCCGCCCGACAAACCGAGCGCATCAATCTTCGTTTTCCGCGACCTGATAGCACATTGACCCAAGTCGATAATCAGTCTCCCGATTACGAGGGCAAATACGGCCCCACCTAAAGGAAAAACATGGCACAGGTAGGCTACACGCCCATAAAACTATACTCAAGCGGCACGGCCTTGGCACAGCCCTTAGCGGCAAACTTGTCCCTTGGCGAACTTGCGCTTAACTACACAGACGGCAAGATTTATTACAAAGACGGCACAGGCGCTGTTTTGGCAATTTCAGGTGGTGTGACCACAATTACGTTTGGCACGACTGGCTTGACGCCAAGCACAGCAACTGGTGGCGCGGTGACTGTTGCGGGGACTTTGGTTGCGGCAAATGGTGGAACAAGTTTTAGTACGTATGCCGCTGGCGATTTAGTTTACGCCTCAGCCGTAAACACGCTTGCAAAGCTTACCGCAGGCACCAATGGCTTTGTATTGACGTTGGCGGGTGGCTTACCCACTTGGGCGGCGTCAACAGGCGGCGTAACGTCGTTTAGCGCAGGCACCACAGGGCTTACACCAAACACGCCAAGCACAGGCGCAATAGTGCTTGCAGGCACCTTAGCGGTAGCAAATGGCGGTACTGGAACTGCTACTCCCGCTATTGTTGCAGGCACAAATATCACAGTAACTGGCACTTGGCCAAATCAAACTATCAATGCCAGTGGTGGTGGTGGTGGCGATGTATTTGGCCCAGCCTCAGCTACTGACACTGCAATTGCTTTGTTTGACACTACAACAGGCAAGTTGCTTAAAAACAGCCTTGTAACTGTGTCTGCAACAGGTGCAATTGTCGCGCCGCAAGTTGGAAGCACTATTCCTTTTTACTTTGCCAACCAAGCGGCTTTTCCATCTGCGGCCACCTACCACGGGGCCTTGGCGCACAGTCATTCAGATGGGGCAATGTACTTTGCTCACAGCAGTGCGTGGATTAGATTACTTGATGCAAGCACAACTGTTACCGTAGCACAGGGTGGCACAGGGCTGGCTACATACACAATTGGCGACACACTCTATGCAAGCGCGGCAACAACCTTAACGCAACTTGCCATCGGTACTGCGTATCAAATCAGCGCAGTAAATTCGGGTGGAACAGCACCATCGTGGCAAGGGCTGTCCTCGCTGATTGACAACGGATTGACGGCGGCAACGCAAGGTCAGATTTTGTATCGCAATGCGTCAACTTGGGTGGCGTTGGCCCCCGGNACAANNGGNCAAGTGCTCACCACTGGCGGTGCCGCCGCCAACCCCGCTTGGGCTACCGCCGCCGCAGGGCTGACTGGATTTACCGCCTCACAAGACATTATTGCACCAAATGCAACAATTTACGCCAACGCCCTGACCGCAACAGCGGCTGTGGCTTCGGCAGACATTGCCTTGGTGCCAAAAGGCGTGGGTGCATTCCTGCTTGCAATTCCTGACGCAACAGTCACAGGAGGCAACAAGCGCGGAAATTACGCAATTGATTTTCAATTGGTTCGCGCCTCTGCCGCGCAGGTCGCAAGCTCCAACAACGCTGGAATACTTGGCGGTCAAAACAATACTGCAAATGCCACATATGCGGTTGTCATTGGTGGTGACACAAACACCGCATCAGGCTCTTATGCGCTTGTTCATGGAACAAACAGCACCGCAAACGCAGTCCAATCTATGGCGGTTGGCGCTTGGGCAACCTCTCGTGCCGTGGTTGGGTATAGAGCATTTGCACCCAATGCGCCCATTGCAAGCGCCCTTGGTAACACCCAAATGGGCTTTGTTACGGTTGGTGTTCAAACAACTGATGCAACCGCAACAATTTTGCGATCCAACACATCTGTAGCCGCCTCAACAAACCAATACTATGTTCCATTGAATGGAATCTCTACTTTTACCATATTGATTTCTTGCGGCATTACGGGCGCATCAAACGCTAAGGCTTGGGAATTTAAAGGAGCCGCCAAGAAAGGCGCAACCGAAAACACAAACGTNCTTGTTGGGACATTGACCAAAAATGTATTGGCCGCAGACGCGGGAGCCTCAACTTGGGATGTGGCGGTNACTGCAAACACAACAACTGGCGCTATAACAATCACGGCAACTGGCCAAGCAGGAACGACTATTCGTTGGAGCGCAACCGTAATTGCAACTGAGGTATCCTACTAATGGCTATTAACTTTGACAACTCAAATGCTGGCGTCATCACGCTGAAGCCGGGCGTCTCGGGCACGCTCACGCTTGTCTTGCCAATTGCGGACGGTAGTGCTAATCAGTTTTTGAAGACTGATGGCGCAGGCACTCTAAGCTTTGGCGCTGGCTCAATTGGCGCAAATGCAGTGGTGACTGGTTTGATTGAAACCACCACAATTACTGCAACCCCGCTTACGGCCACGGCTACATACGATGTAATTACGCAGACTGTTTTGTACGTAACAGGCAACGCCACAAACAACTGGACACTGAACGTTAGAGGTAATGGCGTAACCACCTTTAACAGTCTGATGGCAATTAACCAAACAATTACCTTGGCTGTAATGGTAACCAACGGCGCAACGCCATTTTTTCAATCAGCAACTCAGATTGATGGAGTTGCGCAAACGCCAAAATGGCTAAATGCCGTTGCACCGTCCGCTGGTAACGCAAACTCAATTGATGTTTACACGTTGACAATTACAAAAACTTCGATAACGCCAACCTACAACATTGTTGCGTCACAAACTAGGTATGCATAACCATGCCAATACTTCAATCTAAGGGAGCGGTAAGCGCACAAGGGTACGGGCAGACAACGCCAAGACCACTTACGTTTACAGGCACGCCTGCGGAAAATAACCGCGCTCATGGCGTGATTCGGATGACGGGAAACGCATCAATTACGTTAAATTTTCCCAACCTGACTCTTACCACCGCTGGCTACGCAATGTGGGTGTACAAACTAGCTACGATTACGGGCGGCGTCTCGACCTCAATTACAGGCGGTGGTGGATACAACATAGTAACTTCACTTGTGGGTGTTGGTAGCTACATCAACGGGGTGGGGACTACTACTGTAAACGCAAACAGCCTCACCGCTAACACAAACACATCAATTACGCTGGGAACCTTTTTTTCGGGCACAACCGTTGGCACCGACACCGTCTTGATTTATTTTTTGTTTCAAAACAGCCAAGCCTTTTCTTGTGTTCAATACACAGGAAATAATACCGCAAGAACCATCAGCTTTGTCGCGGCATCAAATACTCTTAATCCTCGATTAGTTTTTGTTGCAAATACCACTGCGGGAACTCTCGTGATGGGTCAGCCGAATAGTTCAACTTCAAATGCGTGGGGGTTTTTTTCTGGTGGTCAAACTCCAACTGCTATAGCAGGTAGGTGGCAAGCGCAATTTGGCGGTGGCCTTTTATATCTTGGAGCGGCGGGGTCAGCGGGTTCGCAAAATATTACTGGCAACATATACAACGCATTTTGTTGGGATGGTAATAGCTCATCAACTGTGTTTGGTAGCAATAATCAGCAGATACTTGCGGGTGGATCCCAAACCACCAGTTGGCCAACCTTAGGCAATAAAAACAATAGAGACGCCGTAACCGTAGGTAATCAAGCTCAAATGACCCAAGCAATTTGGCTTGTTGTTAACTCAAACACCGCCACAGCTTGTAGTTGGACAAATGGGCATACCACTTCCTTTACGGGCGGCATGGTGCCGGGCTCCATCACCTACGGATTTATGGTTCCCGCCAGTGGAACTATTCCAACCATTCAATTTTCAAATTTTGGAACCGCAGGCGCTGGTGGAATTGCTGGGCGCAATGACTCTAGTAGCACTGGAAGCCATGCTTGGTTTGTGTGGTTTTTTGAACCCTCTGACTTTAATATAGACATACCAAATGCTAGGCCTTTTTACGCAGGGGCTAAATCTGCATTGATTGCCTCAGGCGTTACAACGTCTACATATAACATAGGAAACACAAACAACTACCCTTTTTATTACACATTTGTTTTGGTTGTTTCGGGCGTTGGAACAAACGCTGTTGCCGCAAGGCTGTATACAAGGAATCAACAATTTATTCGATGCTCAGACGCTAATTTGCCAAGCCCATACTATGGCATGAACGCCACCGCTGGAGGCACGCAAGCTTCATCGGGATATGACGGTAGAAACTTTGAGTTTGCTGGGTTGGTTAGCACCCAATCGCACGCTATTTTGTATGGTGTTCAATTTCCAAGAATTCACTGCACGCCCATGTGGTCAGGAACTGGAACTGTTAGAACTTTCTATCACCAGCTAGGAGACATACCCACTTACATGTGGGTAAGAAACACAGACATTTCAAATACCAGCACAATCTTGTTTCACAATGCCCTTGGTGTAGATAAATATATAGATATTTCAGGGGCCAATGCCGCAGTAACAGACACAACGGTTTGGAACAACACAGCTTTAACGGCCACCACAATTACATGTGGAACAAGTGCCTTAGTAAATACCTCTAACGCTGGTTATCATGCTTTTGCGTGGTGCAGTAGGGCGGGGTTTGTGAACGTCGGGTATTACCCCGGGGCGTCGGCCTCGCAAGAAATTCTAATTGGATTTCAGCCATCCACCGTCATCATCACCGATGGGTCAGGTACTGATGGAACTGTTATGTTTACGGCCAGCATGGGCATGACAGGAGGTAGCAACTACCGCATGCGCTTGTCAGGCGCGGCAAACAACGCAACCTTGGGTGACGTATGCCTTGGAACCACCTTGGGATTCACCATGGCCTCAACCACCATTCTGAATACCGCAGGACGCAACTACTATTTCATTGCCTTTTTATAAAAGGTTAAACTTAAAACCCGTTTAACTTTAAGGAACAAAAATGGTAGAAAAAGTTTGGTTCACACTTGAAACAGCAAATCAAATTGTTGGGTACTTGGGCACAAAGCCCTACCAAGAAGTTTTCCAATTGATGGCACAGATCCAAAAAGCGGTTGATGTCCAGCAAGAAGAAAAAAGAGCAGGCTCAGCACCTGAGGTTCAACCACCCACCGAGGAGTAAAAAATGATTGAAGAAGAAAACACACAATCTGAAGAAGAAAATGTTCTTGAGGCACAAGCTCAACCACAAGCTCAAGCAGAGCCTACAGTGGCCGTTGACGACCCATACGCCTCACAGGCTCACATAGCTGACGAAAACCGCATTTGGCCGCCTCCCTTTGTGAAGAAGCATGGATAACACCACCACTGCCACAGAAATCAAATTGGCCGTGCACGAAGCCGTCTGCACAGAGCGATACCACAGTATTGAAAGCTCTTTGCGGAACGGCGATAAGCGTATGACCAAGATTGAGTACCTGCTGTACGCGGTGATTATCTGCGTGCTGTTTGGCCCGGGCGTGGCTGGCGAGTTCATCAAAAAGTTCTTGGGGCTATGAAATCGACCCGCTCACCATCTTGCTGGCCGCTCGAGCCTGTGTTACTGCAATCCAGCAAGGTACTGCTTTGTACAAGCAAGCGAAAACCGCTTTCATGGAGGTCAAGTCCATTGTTGAAGAAACTGCTGGTGTTGCCCGACAGGCCAAAGGTTTTTGGGCCAAGCTCTTCGGAACCAAAGAAGAGCCTGTGGCGCAAGCGACGCGAAAAAAGGAAAAATATGTAGCCGTCGACGAGACAAAAGTGCTCTCGGATATTGTGAGTCAATTGAGCACTTTCTTTCGTTTGCAGGAACAATTGGCTGAGACAATTCGCATTGAAGAGGAGCGATCAAAAAACGTCTATGACCCTGATGCAAATTTGATGGAAGCCGCCCTCCACAGAATCATGGCCCAAGACCAAATGGCCCTTTTGGAGCGAGAAATAAGAGAGGCGATGGTATACGGTGCCCCAGCCGAGATGGGGGCTCTGTACAGCCGCACGTTTGCAACACGGGACATCATCAAGGCAGAGCAGGACAAAGCAAGAAAGAAACGGGATGAACAATCATGGCAACGCAAGGAAGAGGAGCGCCTTTCAAACGAAAGGCAGGCGTACCTACTAGCGACTTTGCTTTTCCTCCTCTACCTGTGGCTACTCCTAACCCTCCTAAGCAGGACTGGGAGCTAGTGATGGGGTGGCTGGCGGCGTTAATTTTGGCGGTGTTCGCGCTCCCTCTGCTTGGCATGCTGTATATGGACGTGTTGCAAACCAAAAAAGAAGCTCAAGCCCAAATTCAAAAAATGGAAAAACTCAGGCAAAAAATCGAAAAGGAAAGAAAAAATGATTCCAATAGTCGCAACCCTACTGAGTAGCCTTGCAACAAATGGCCTGACGCTACTGTCCAGCGCAATCCAAGCCAAGGGCAAGGAGGTGGTCGAAAAGACTTTGGGTGTAAAGATACCTGACGATCCGACACCCGAAGATGTCAGCAATTTGCGCCAACTTCAGTTTGAGCATGAAGAGCGCCTGCTTGAGCTTGGTATTGAAAAGGCCAAGATGGAATTGGCTGAACTTGAGTTGCTGGCCAAGGCCGCTCAAAACGACGCTGACAACATCACAGATCGTTGGCAAGCCGATATGACATCTGACTCTTGGTTGTCAAAAAATAT